GTTTCCATTCAGGAAAATAAGAAGAACCTACCGGAAGATTGAGAAGCTCTGCTGCCGGTTCGTCCAGCCATGCAGGAATGCTTATTACTTCCCAAGGATTGGTGGTTTCCATATCCATTATCTCTTCCTGCTTGAGCAGCCAGCCACACAGGTCATCATGGTGGTATCGGGTATTTATTATGACTATGGAACCGTTTGGCATGATACGGGTTCTGAGGCCAGCAGGATACCACTCCTTGACATAGCGCCTTCCTGCTTCCGAAAAGGAATCCTCTTCGGACATCACATCATCCAGAATGGCAACGTGAGCACCACGGCCAGCTATCTGACTGCGAACCCCGGCTGCATAATAGGTGCCGTTGTGGTTTGTCTTCCATTTGCCAGCAGCTCGCACATCACTACGTAACTTAACACCACGGAATATTTCCTGAAACAATTCCGTATTCACGATATCCCTGACGGTCCTGCCGAAATCACTGGATAGCTGGTCACTGTGAGAGACAGTCAGTATCTCGTGTTCAGGATGGCGACCAATATACCATGCAGGAAATAACTTGGAACACGTAACTGATTTGGAGGAACGAGGAGGTAAGAAGACCATAAGCCTTTTTATTTTACCTTCTTCCATAGCCTGAAGCTTCTGAGAAATTACTTTAATGTGTTGCCCCATTTTCCAGTCAGAGACAAGGGTAGGAGCGACAAGACGCACAAAAGACAGAAAATCAGACTTACAAACAGTAAGTACAGTTTCTTCCAATAAGGCTGCTGTAGCGAGCAACCCCTCAAGTTTGTTAATGGACTGTGTAGTTTCCGTCTGCATAATCTTCCATAAATAAAGTTCTTAAAAGACTTAGGTTTGATATCACACAAGTAACTCCTTCTGCCATATAGGGACGCTTGAAAACAGCTGGCGAAGTAGCTATTCCAGTTATAATTTCTTCAATCATTCTGGACAGAAGCTCAGAGGCAGACAAAGAATCCAACTGAACAAAGGACTTTTCTAAAGTCCCTTTTTCAAGTTCAAGACATTTTTCAAGATTCTTTATACTATTTTTTATATCGCTCATAATGTTCCTACTAAGAGTAACTAAGAATAACTAAGAGTAACTAGAGTTATTAGAGTTTAATTATAAAAATAAAACTCTAAATAACTATAGAGTACTCTTTATAGTTATAAGAGTATATAGTACTTTAAAGGGCAATGTCAAGGGGTAAAGAGAAATATTTTTATATGTGGTATTTATGCCACTATAGATAATATATTTAGGTGGCGATGAACTGGGGAGGTTTTGCTACTTTTATGTGTGGAGGGTTTCTTATTTTTTTTTTTGCGCGCCCATTTTTTTCCCCTCCCCCTTTCATTTTCCTTTCGGGCGCACCAGTTCCCAGAAATAAACATTACCTTTAATCGTTAGCCTGCTATCGAACTCGTTAGCTTGCTACTGTACTCGTTAGCCTACTAAGCACTTAGTTCGGTGACATGTGTCACTCAACTAGTTAGTATGCGAACCACTATACCGCACAAAATAAAAGCTTGTATACCGCGCCCATTGGTTTAGGATGTAGATTCTTAATGTTTCTCATTGTGAATAACAGTCTAACGTTGGTTCAGTGACATGTGTCACTCAACTAGCGACCGGCACTGCTATGCAGTGAGATGCATTATTCATTAGCAACCTAACAGTAGGTAAACTATGGAACAGTTAAAAAACGGTGCGTCTCGAATAGTGCTTAGTGACCTAAGCAAACATGAGATATTTGGTACAGTTGTCGCGACAGTAAAGACAGCAAGTGAAACGTACGAGAAATCTCAAAATACAGTTGGCGACATTCTTGGTCCGCTTGTTTACTTAGCAAGCGAACTAGTTCTGGATGTCAAGTCACGCACTAAAAAGGCAGACAACAATGTTACGACTGCAAGTGACTGGATTAAATGGTTAAATCCTAACATTACCAAGTCGGAAACATTCGCAAGACAACTTAGCAGGCTAACGTTAAATCCGAAAGTTCGCGCATTGTTTGCGAACTGTAAAGATTTAGATGATTACAAACATACTGTACACAATCGCAAACTGTACACGTTTAAAGCTTGGCGAAATGCTGCAGCAGGAAACGACACTGGTACAAAAAATCTAACACTGACTGAAATGTACAAGATGTCACCCACTGCTCTACGTCGACACTTCAAAAAGACGTACGAAAAGGCTAACGATGATAAGCTTGCTAACGATTTGAAAATTAGGAAAATTCAAGTCGACATTCTGTCTCTCATTACTGACAAGCGGAAAGACAATCGTGCGGAAGCTAAAAAGCACGGTAGTCGAAATGCTAAGGTTCACGGTGGCAATCACGGCACTGGCAAAATTGCCAAGGCTATGAAAGCCGTACAGGAACAAGCGACTGTTTAACATCGTAAATATTTAGAAGAAGCCCCCAGTTAACGCTGGGGGTTTTCTTTTGTTTTGTGGCAATACTTCAGTGACATGTGTCACTCAACTCCAGCAAAAAAGGAAACAGGTCGCATGGGCGCAGCTCAGTACCACAACAGTAATATCTCAGAGATATGCCGTAGGCTCAAGCTATATGGGAACACCCCCAAGCGTAAGCTCTACACCAAGGGACACGGTAGGTGTGTGCAGATAATAACAATAGTTCACCTAGATGGGCGCACGCACGAAAAGAGAGAGCCGATGTTTTCATCACACAATTCCCTAAAACGACATAAACGAGCATGAGAATGGTCTACCATAGATGGGCGCAACCTATTGGTATGTATGGGCTTTTCATGCCTGTGCATACTTCTGCGTTGCGGTCGCACGTAGACGAACAACATCAACCAGATGACGAGGCTTATCATGGGTAATGATGTCGTCATGATGACTTGTCTTAACACGCTTGTTAAGCTGGTCGAGTTGCCCAAAGACATGAAAGAACACCAGTTACGTGCCTTCTGTCTATGGGTACTCAATAGGCGAGGACTTGGTACTTTCACACTCGCTACGATACTGGTAGTGAAGGACCAGATTAATGGGGCGCTGGAGTTGTGGCCCATGTATGACAAGGCAACTAAGCAGGCAGTAGTGACCAATGATAATTGGCAGCTGCTGTTTGATTTTGATGTATCATAACAGAAAGGTAATGCTATGCCGTTACTTATGAAACTGGATGGGTCAGGCACAGTCCTGATTGATGCTGCTGCTTCACGTCTGAAGCTGGCTGTTGAAGCTGAAGAGGTGGGTGATACTGCTAAGGCAGACATGTTCTTTGCCAATGCTTTAGAGGCAGAGAATTCTTCTGTCGAAAGATTACGCTACCTCTCACAAATTAACTCATGAGTGACAATCCTTTTGCCGCATGTGACCGTGTGGTTGAGCTGTTGCCTACTCATACACTCCTTGAGACGATAGAGATATTGACAGAGGAGTTTGATTTCATTCGCGATGAAGCGCGTGATATAACGGAGGGCGTGGCGTCCTCAAACAGGGTGAAACATAATGGATAACACTCCGCTTCTCCAACTCAGACAGGCTAGTGATACTGGTTGTCATCGTTCAACCCCGTGGGTTTATTTTCATAATGGGCTGGAACATTGGGTGCAGGAGAACCAACAAACTGATGACGCACCTGATTTAGCTGGTGTATTTATGGGAAACTATCCTCTCCCTGATTGGATACAGCTTGTATCTTCAAAGTCTTTAGGAATAGGCGGCGACGATGTGCCTATGGCTCTAGTACAGAGTGGCGCACACCTTGTTGATGTTTATGGTAAAACATGTACATGGTATCATTATCGTGGAGCAGAAGACATAAAGGAGAATTGGCCTTTTTCTTCTGATGCTCTTGACATACCTGTTACAGGGAGAGGACTTGTTATGTTAAATAAAGATGACCCTGACTATGACCAGTATGGGAGCTATTATAATGGCTAGATACTTTGCAGTATGGGAGGGCACATGGCAATACACTTCATAGGATTTACTGGCAGCGAGTATCATTCAGCGTTAAAAATATGGGGTCAGCCTGACTTCATACACCGCTGGCATGACCGACGCGCCGTTAACGAGATTGTCGCTGGTGATGTAGCTATATTCGCCAATGGCAGTGAGCGTAAGGTAGTTCCTTACGTATTTGATGACAGTCGCATCTATTGAAAGGAAAAGCGATGTCTAACTTTGAAGCTAATCTTAGGAACATTGACCGTGTTCTTACGTGTGCAAAAGAAAACTCTGAGGAGCTGCTTAAACTGGCAGCAGCGTTGGAGAATCCTTCCGGTGATATGGAAAAGAATCTTTTTCATGTTCATCACGGATTTGTAAGTTTAATAATAGAAACTCTGCAACATGCTGAGAAAGAAGCAGGTGAAGATTGGCCTGACACTGAAAGGGTACACTAATGCCTGAACCTACTGTAAAATCAGTAGCCATTGAGGACGTTTTAACGAACATCAGTGGCAAGCATCGACCGACTGCTATACGCAACAATGAATGTGTGTGGTGTAAGGATGCTGATACAAATTTCAGGGATGCTTTGTCGAGAAAGGAATATACCATCTCTGGTATGTGTCAGACTTGTCAGGACAAAGTGTATGGAGTATCAGATGAGTAAACTCAGATATGGTTGGGAAAGGATTACCAAACATCACCATCTACATTCTGGTGGAGAGTTTACTGAAGTAGTAGTGCGTGATGTGCTAAGGAAGGAACCCATAGCTCTGTTCTATGGGGCCAATGCCAAACTTAATTCACATAAGTTCATCAACTGCATGAAAATAGAAGAGGAAAAACGATATGTCTTATAGCCTAGAACCTAAGTTCAAAGAGAAGTGGCTCGACCTTTTGCGTAGCGATATCTATAAACAAATACGGGCACGTCTGGGTGATGGTACAAATGGACGTTGCTGTCTGGGTGTAGCTGCAGATGTAGCAGGTGTTTATAGCTATATTGAGAAGGTGCCAAATGGTGACATTGATAGTTATTCGGAGCTTAGGGTTGAGCAGCAGCATAGACTTTACAAGGATAGAGAGGAAGCAACTGCTGCTTGGGGCAACCCACCTCCCTTTGCAGAAGTAAAGAATGACTTTCCTAGCCCAGACATGCTTAAGAGAATGGGTGGACTGGATTCTCAGGAGGCTTCAACCCTCGCAGAAATGAATGATAGTGGGGAGACCTTCCTAGAGATAGCAGATTATATAGAAGAAAATCTGTAGTCTGTTGACATCCTGTCTCAATAGGAGTATGCTCACGCATGCATAAATCACTTAGAGATATCCTCAACCGCAAGGTGAGGAAGTCCCGTGACCCTTACTGGAAGCAGCTTAGGGCATTGGGCAAACATGTGGTGCCGCCTAAGAAAGGTAGCGGCTCATACAATCGTAACAAACAAAAGAAAGAAGGTGAGAATGGAGAGAT